AGTGATTCAATGTTGTTCATATCTATCTCCCTATAGATAAAAAAAGCTGACCACCGCACCCCCCCCGATGAAAAAAAGGATACGGCAGCCAGCCCAACGAGGAGGTTGGCTCCTCTTAGAACGTAGGCTCTGGTTCAGCCGGTACTGTTGTGGCACTTGGCTTAGGCGTTGGAACACCCTTTGCCATGAGATGTGACCACCTAGCAGCCTCCTGTTTGGCAGTGATCTCGTCCATCGCTGTCGATGAACCACCTCCACCACCTAATGAGATGTCCCAATCCTCACCATGCTCGCCATTTTTCATGTACAACGGTACCATATTTCCGATGATACTGATAGCGTCTGAACTATCCAGAACGAACTGGTCAACAGACCCTTCAAAGCCAGCAGTTGCTAACTTCTTCTGGGTATACTCCGCTGCCTTATCGGTCAGATAGAGCCGCACGGTTCGGCGGGTTTCGGGAATGCCTGCACCTGTTTCCGCATGAATCAAGTTACCAAACTTAATCTCAAACGTGGTGTATCCCCCCTTACTCGTCGTTAGTTCCTGTGAGATTACCTCACCCTCGTAATTACCAGCGCGTAGCTGGCCATCAAAATTCGACATATCATATCTCCTTATATATGTCACAACCTGGAAACATTACAGATTTAACGCATCTGCAATAACTTTGGCAGCAGCTTTGGGGCTACTACCGAGTACATACTGGTCTTTCATTCCATGGCGGTTCTTGCAAACACGAGCAGGATGGGGAGCGGCATACAAGATTCGCTCACTGGTTCCAACGGCCTTTCCTTTGCCGGACTGAATACCATCCTCCTTGACGGACTGAATACAACTGAACATCAGGATATTATCGCACCAACGACTCGTCAATGCCCAAATGCCTTTATTCGCAGCGGGCTGCCATCGGTCATAATCTAAGTCTTCTGGGTTAGAAACCTTCTTGACCTCGATGTGCGCCAATATGATCACATTCGTGCCTTGTTTGGCGATCTCGGCCAGGAGCGATAGGAACTGCCGCCATACATCATAAGTTTGAAACCATCCCTTATTAAAGGATAGGAACTTTTCGTTGCTCCCACCAAATCTGGTTTGTCGCACATGGTACATTGCTAAGGCTTCAAATCCATCGAGCGCATCGAGTACCAAGGTTTGGGGGTTCTTCGGGGAATTTACCAAATCCGTTAATGCTCCCACGGCATCCATGTAATTTGACATGGGTGGAAAAGAAGGTGTGTCGGGTATCTCTCCATTCCTCTGCAATACACCTAAGCTATCCTCATCTGCTGTGACTAAGAACACAGGATCGGGGAAATGGGCTGCTGTGCTGGTCTTACCAACACCTTCGCCCCCTGATATTACTGTCTGCGTACCACGCTCAGTGATGTCGGACGTAATCTGATCTAACCAACTCTTTTTTGATTCACTCATCGTTATTCTCCTGTTGTGAAATCAACTCTCTAAAATAAAACTCAACTCCTAAATGAAATAGTGATCCTATCCGTAGGGACTGGGTATCGTAACCCATTTTCTGGATGGATTGTTCGTATCGGTAGTAAAACTTGCGGCGACATGACTTAAAACATGTGGTCTTGGAGTAGGAAAGTTTCAATGAACCCTTCTTATTCCCACCCTGACGAGGCTCCCAGTCACCATTGTCTTCCTCACTCGTACCATCGCACAGACTCATGTACTCACACTTGCTGCCATAGTTGAGGCACTGAGAGGTATTCTTATAGAAATGGTCTTTCCCGGTTTCCTGGCACTGCCCAATGTCATCCAGAACCAACTCCATCGACCGTAATTCATCCAACATTTCCGGATTACTTCTGAATAATGGGGAACTTCGGGCGAAGTATTTCTCAGGGTTCTCTGCAATGTGCTGCGTCACCCTGATCCTGTAGCACTCAGCATTTTCTTTGCTCTTGGGGTGTGATGCGTACATATCACAGGTATCCTGAGTAACTTCCTCGCCTAAGTAGGTTCCCTTCTCTGTAATCTCCCTTACAGTGCCACCAGATTCGCTTGTAACGCCACTTGGTACGGTCTTGGGACGGAGGGTTGGTACTTTAATGTAGTCGATTAGCGTGTACGAGAGGGGTTCGCCATTTGCGCCCATTAACATGGAGTACAGCGTCACCTGTTCATTGACATTGGCAGTCATAAATGGATACACGTTGTCAGAATCAGCATCCCTGGTTCCGGTCTTGTGTTCCAACTGGATGAGTTTTCTACCATCCTTCACGATGGTATCCAGTTTACCGTAGATGCGGTAGCCAGTTGTGCCTACCTCGAACTCACGTTCGGCTTCGGCCTCGACAATGGTGTAGCTGTCATCCCTGTATCTCTGGCAGTAGGCCATGAACATGGCAGTTGTCTTAGCGAAATCCATCGGGCTTGTCTTCGACTTTTCGAGGTACATAGCCTCAAGACCCGCACGAATGGCGGTTTTATGATCCTTCATACTTTGTCTCCAAATTCCTTGTTGAGTTTAACAAAATCCTTTTGCATGTCTAGTAGTATCATTCCAACAAATTGTGCGACCTGTGGACACACTGAATTACCTAAGCATCTAATTCGGTCCACCCGATTGGGTATCCCAGTAGATACTCGACGAATTCCGGTGTCATCTGCCCAGACACTTGCTCGCATTTTGCGACAGAACACGCCAATCGCTTTTTGTGTTCGTATTTGGCGAGCTTCCGCCAGTTCCCTGTGTCTTTCCAGTCTCTTGATGTCGGTGTCGGCCACATGCCCGTTGCTGCCATCCCTCCCAGACTGTTTACTCCCCCCCACTTTTTTACGTTTGCGTTTGTGTTCATCCTGCCCGTTCCCGTGTGATCCAGTGTGTTGGGGGTAGGCAATGATGAACACCCTATCACGGCGGTGAGCGGCACCAATACTGGCAGCAGGTATGCAGTGCCATTCTGAGTCATACCCGATCTCGGCCAACTCTCCGAGTACGGAACCCATTCCTCGTCCTCGAACAAGTAACCCTGTGACGTTTTCCAGGAGTATCCATCTTGGTCGCAACTCTTTAGCGATGCGAATGACTTCAAAGAACAACCCACTTCTCTCACCTTTGATCCCTTTCCGATTCCCCGCAACACTTACGTCCTGACAGGGAAAACCTCCTGCTAGTAAATCAACATCCCAGTCACCATCTTTAGGTGGGAATGTTGTAACATCGTCATGTTTGGGTACATCCGGCCAGTGTTTGTTGAGTATCTTCATGGCATAGTCGTCTTTTTCGACCTGCCACGCAACCTCAAATTTGCCTGTGGCCTCTAGCCCAAGACCAAGACCACCAATTCCTGCGAAGAGTTCGCCCGTTTTCATCGTCGTTCTCCTGTTGCGTATCCCAGAGAGGGACTTGACTTTTGTTTCATCGTTACTGCTCGTTCGGGATACTCTCGTATCCCTCACTCGCTCCCGCAGCCCATTAAAGGCTGCTTAGGGAGAGAGGGTGAGCGGGCTTAGTGCCTGTGTCACTTTCCCTGAGTAATTATACTAATCTTTTTCCTATGTCTGTCAATCACAATTCTGGATATTTTTTGTTGGGTCATTTTCATCTGTGTCCCCTTTCGGTGGGATTACCCCTACTTTATTAGCTATATCTTCCGTTGCAAAACGGGTAATTAGTTTTGCGAATTGAAGGTCACGGGACCATTTTGCGGTAGTTAATTCCGGATCGTAATGAATCAGATCAAAACATTTCGTTATGCAGTTGTACTCCGATGCCTTGCCAGTGCGTATGTATTTACGCATCGCACTCAACAGTTCACGAATCGCACCACGGTATTTTTCCTTGGTCACTCTGGAGTTCTCCTGATCGCAATGTTGATCCCCACCGCTCCCGCTGCCTTGAACAATGTATCCCATGTAAACTTGCGGTTGCCGTGCATGTAGTGATACCATGCCACATGACTGAAACCAGCGGTCTTGCTGAACTTGGGTACACTTATTGCCATTGATACCCGTCTTGATTCAATGTCGTTAAATAGTTCCTGGCGTGTAGAATACTCAGTCATTATCAGGTACTCGCTTTCTGGAGTTATAGATTCTTGAAACAATGTTTTTTACAAATGGATTGCCAGCCCGATTAACGTATCCATGGTCATTCACTAGATCCGCTACCTCACGGTATGATAAGCCACTATCACGTAACCGATAGACTAATCTGCATACCTGGGATTCTTCTGTTGATAGCCGCAGGTACTTCGGTCGGTCAGGATCAAGCTCCCAACCATAGGGTGCATCCAAGCCACATCGCCTGTCTTGGCTACGCATGTACTCAAATGCAGCATTGGTCCTTTCGCAGATAATCTCCCTTTCCCACTGGGCAATGACGCTAAACATATTAGCGACCATTCTCCCGCCTGCCGTGGTCGTGTCGATGGAGTCCATGATGGCAATCAAACTCTTATTGCGTTCGGCAAATGTGTCCATCAGGGCTGCCCAGTCACGTATCGACCGAGATAGCCGGTCTAGCTTCGTGATGACCATACCGTCGATGTGAGAGCCGCTAAGATCGAACATAGCGTCACGTATCCCCTGTCGATTGAGATCACGACCAGATACACCTCGGTCTTGGTAGATGCGAACTAATTCCATTTCGTGTAGTTCACAATGTACTTTGATCTTGGTGCATTGGTCGGCAAGACTCAAACCCTGTTCGCCAGTGGATACACGTGCGTATCCTATGACTCGCATCATACTTTCCACCGTATCTGATAGCCAAACATGCCCGAAACAGGTTCAAGTTGAACCGCCTGTACCCCTTCTATATCGTCCTTGATTTCAGGGTAGTCAGATAGTTCAATATATTCGTCGGTATCAGGGTCATGTATCCACATTTTATGCTGTTTTTTCCACGTACCACTGTTCCATCGAAGTGCATGATCCAGCGTCATGTAGACCCTGTAACTAGCTATGTCGAATAATGCTTCATGTTTACCGCTATTGTCTTCACGTTCAGATCGAATGTTCATCGGTATTCTCCTGTAATTGTTCTATTTCATCGAAGCATTTTTTACAAAACGTAGCCCAACCCCCAATCATCAGTTCATCTACTTCCCCCTGGACGGCCTGGCAGCAACAGCACAATTTGTCAGGCTTTCGCCACTTGTCTACGATCTGTTCGTC